ATCGAAGACTAAAAAGAGACAGGCCGACACCGCCCGGAAGCTCAAGGAAATGTTTGATAACTGGCCTGAGGATTGCAGCGACGCGACCACACAGGCGCTCAAAATACTGAAAGGAAGGAATCAATGAGATGGCTCCTATTGTGTTTACTGATAACCGGCTGTACGGATACGATCTACATAACCCGTTGCCCGGCGCCACCACCACTCAGCTTGACTATCTACCGGACGGCTGCTCTGCCCGAGACTACCTCGTCGGCGACCATAATCAAGACGATGACGCAGGATCTCTTACTGTGTCAGGACGCTGAGGAGCAGTTGCGGTTAATTCTGAAAGGGTATGAAGGGATGGGTAAATGAAATCCTGCAAGGGCTGTAAGTTCCACCAAAACAAGATCAGGAAGTGCTCTTTGACAGCTAGTAGTCGCCAGCCTTGGGATTATTGTATCAGCTATGAGGGGAAGAAGTAATGGCTATAGGTGGGCTAAACTATACGCCATCCAAGACGGTGCGGAAGTTTATGCTCTCAGATCACTCTATGCGTGCTCTAATGGGGCCAGTCGGCGGGGGCAAAACCTCCGGAGCGATTGTCGAGCTGCTACGCCAGAGCATACTGATGCCCCAAGGCGCAAATGGACTGCGCGAAAGCGTAATGCTTGTAGTACGAAATACCAAGCAGCAGCTAAAGGATACAACTCTGGCGTCTGTACGCGAATTGCTGCCAGTTGAGATATATAAGTGGAAAGAGAGCGACATGGCGATGGAGTTCAGCTTCAACGACGTGCGCTCCAAATGGCTTTTTCGTTCACTGGATACGCCCGAGGACGTGCAACGCGTTCTTTCCCTCCAGGTAACATGGGTCTGGGTCGAGGAAGCACGCGAGATCCCAGTGCCGTTGCTCTCTGACCTTGAGGGGAGACGTGGACGATTTCCGTCGCAGAGCAAGTCCGACGCTTTTCCGGAAGGATTCAGGTATCGCTCAGGGATCATCTACACCACCAACCCTCCAGAGATCGACTCTGATCACTACAAACTTATGGAGGGGTTGCCACAGGTGGAGGACGAAGAAAACTCCATTATTCAGGTTGATGCGTTCAAGCAGCCATCCGGATTATCACCAGAAGCGGAGAACATTGAGAATCTGCGACCAGGCTATTATGAGGAACTTTCCAAGGGCAAGTCGCAGGCATGGATTGATGTCTATGTTCACGGCCTATATGCCAAAAGCCAGTCTGGCAAGCCGGTCTATGAGAAGTCGTTTCAGTATGACCGGAGGAAGAAACGCGGCTTGCAGATCGACCCCTTTTTACCTGTGGTTGTCGGTATTGATTCAGCTCGTAACCCGGCGGCGGTATTCATGCAGCTGGGGCGAGACGGGCGGCTCAGAAAGCTGCGCGAGGCGGTAGGCTTCGACATGGGTTTCAAAACATTCAATTCCACAAAACTCTGGCCTACGATCAAAAACTACTTCCCGAATAACCCGCTGGTCTTTATCGGCGACCCTGCATGGAAGAGGCAAAATGAGACTGATGACGATTCAATCAGGAAGCTGCTGAAGAAGATATATGTCACCGATATGCCTGACTCCGGCAACGCGGTCAAGTGCGCCGCCACCAACGATCCTACGGCACGGATCAACGCACTGGACGAACCATTCCGCAACTGGTGGCCGGACGGCGAACCAGGCATTGAGTATGACGACGAGTGTAAAATGCTGATCGAGGGGCTGCGCAGTAAGTACAGATATACACGGCAGAAGACTGCCGATGGCAAGTTCAAGGATGCGCCGGACAAGAATAAATGGAGTCATGTCTGTGAGGCAGATCAGTACGGCACGCTGTTCATTCTCGGCAAGAACTACGACCCCACACATTTTGTACGCACCAGAAGCACCAATACGACCCAGCACACACACCAACCCGCAGACAGATACGCAGGCTACTAGCCGGGAGGCACTATGATAGTTACCGACAAGGAAAAACTGGAGGCCCTCGGCAAGCGCATGTGGGGTAAGTTCGAGACCTTTGCCCGAGAGCGCAATACGCTTGAACTGCAATGGCTGCGCAACCTGCGCCAATACAAAGCTATCTACGATCCCGAGATCAAGATCCCCGAGGGCATGTCGAGGGTCTACCCCAAGGATACCCACACCAAGATCGTGGGGTGGGTGGCCAAGATCATGGAGATGATGTTCCCGGCCCAAGAGAAGAACTGGAGCCTGGAGCCGTCACCATTCCCCAATATCTCCAAGGCGGATCTGGCCAACATAATTACGACCCTCGAACAGCAGCAACTACTGATTGCCGAGCAGTCGCAGCAGGAGCCGCAACCAGTCACGAGTGAGATGATCGAGCAGGCAGTCAAGGAGTTGGCCAAGCAACGCTCAGACCGCATGACTATGGAGTGTGAGGATCAGCTCTCTGATGAAGGCATCGACTATCCCGAGCTATGCAAAAAAGTCATCCGGCGCGGCGGCATCTATGGTTTTGGCGTCGTCGAGGGTCCGCAGGTCAAGACTCAGACCGAGCGCGTGTGGGAGCCGGACGAACAAGGGAACTTCGCGGCGGTGTCCAAGGAACTCAAGCGACCCTATTACAGCACCCTCAAGGCGTGGGATGTCTACCCTGACCTATCCGCACAAACGTGGGATACCCAGGAAGGTTTGTTTGTACGCAAGGCATACTCACGCCAAGGGCTGCGAGCACTCGCCAAACGCAGCGACTTCCTCAGCGATGAAATCAATGAGTACCTGCGAGAGCACACCAGTGGCAACTACAAGGCACGCGGCTTCGAGGCGGAGCTGAACAGCATCAAGCAGACTGACCAGACCACCGCCAGCACTGAAGTGCGCCAGTTCGAGGTCATTCGCTGGTACGGCTATATCTCAGCACAGGAGTTGGCTGATATCGGGGTGACTGTACCAGGTACGGCGCTCGGGAAGGATATTCTAGCCGACATCTGGCTATTGGGTGAGGTCGTCATCAAGGCTGACACCGCACCTTTTGGAGATAAAGTTTCCGACATGTTCCACGCCTTCATTCCTGAAGAGGATGAGGATGGCCCATTGACCGGTTCAGCCAAGGTGGAGACGTTACGTGACTCACAGATGAAAATCTGCGCTATCGACCGCGCTATCATGGACAACATGGCCGATAGCGCCAGCTCCATCAAGGAGGTCAACGACGACCTGCTGGATACCTCCCGCAACGTCGGCAAGATATCCGGCGGCATGACCATCCACCGTCACGGCGACGGCAACGAAGCCAACTATCCCGCCATCCGGATTTACGACATACCCAACCACACATCTGAGCTGTTAGCACTGCGCGATAACTTCGTGCGTGTGTTCGACACCGAGAGCCACCTCCAGTCGTGGACGATGGGTGACGCACAGCCTTTAGGCGAGGCGTTCCGTACCAGTAATAATATGTCCATGATGCGCGCTGGCGGGGATATGGTGACGAAAGATGACGTGCGCTCCTTTGACCGCTTTGTAAAGTCCTTCATAGGCAGTCTGGTTAAATGGAACATGGAGTTTAACGAGAAGGCGGACATCAAGGGTGATTTTCAAGTGATGCCTAAAGGCAACCTGTCACTGGTGGCTAAAGAGGTACGTGGCGCCGCCCTTGATCAGCTCAACGGCACACTCACCGACCGGGAACGCACTCAATTAGATGAGCGCGAGATGTTGCAGGATCGGCTGCTGTCCCGCGACCTGCCCTCTAAATACCTGTTGCCGAAGAAAGAGGCCGAAGCCAAGCTGGCGCAGTACGACCAGAACCAGGCACATGCAGCCCAGGTACAGCAAGGTTTGGATGAGAGCAAGACCCAGCTCCAGCTGGCCGCAGCACAGGAGAAAGCCGCCAAGGCGGAAGAGATCGCTCAGACCATCACTACTAAAGTACAGGACGGGCTTTCTAAGATCGCCCTGAATCTTGCCAACGCGAAAGGAGCCAAAGATGCCACCGCTCTACAGTCGATCCAGCTACTTCTCGACCAGATCACACCTAAAGGAAAGGGAGAAGGAGCTGCTGCAAAACCTGAAAGAAAAGCTGCCGCCAAGTAGTGTCGGCGAAGACCTGTTCGAGTACCTGGTAGTACGCATCGAACTGGAGCGCACCAGACTCAGTAAAGAACTTGACGCGGGGACGCAGGGACGCATCAAGGAGCTCAGTGAATTACTTGACATCTTTGCAGTACAAAAAAATTAAAAGTGAGTAGATATTTGACTTGACAATGTGTTAAAAATGTAGTTACTTGAAAACCAATATTGAAAGGAGCTTTTAACGTGAGCCTAAAAGCCGTAGGAACCGACACTGAGGCGTTGGCGGATGATCTCTTTAGCGCAGGGTTTGACGAGGGACTGAGTAACGAAACTACTCAGCCGGAGGGTGACGCCAAGACTGACCCCGAACCTGAACAAAAAACTGACCTCGAACCTGAACAAAAGACTGACCCCGAACCTGAACAAAAGACTGACCCCGAACCTGAACAAAATGCTGACCCCCCAATAGATATAAAGGCGCTAGTCGCCGAGGCGATAGCCGCTACGAAGGTAGAGCCCGCCAAGGTAGAGCCCGTCAAGGAAGAACCCGTTGCCGCTATAGTGCGGACACCGGAAGAGATCGCTGCCGAAGAACAGTATCGCAAGGACTGGCCGGAGCACGCAGCGAGAGAAGATCGATTGAAGAAAGAGCTGGAGGATGTCAAGACCCTGCTGACCACGACTGTAGAGGCACTCAAGGGCCAGATCGCACCAGTTATCGAGTCCACCAACCTCTCAGCGGAGGAGAAGCACTATAACACGATCTATACCGCACACGCCGACGCTGAAAAGATTTATCCGGATGTGGTCAAGTGGATCGAGACACAACCGAAGTTCTTGCAACCGCAATACACGAAGGTTCTGGCTGATGGCAGTGCCATTGAGATCGTAGAACTGTTCAGCACGTTTAAGACCGCGACCGGAGCGAGTATCCAGACATCGGACCCGACAAAGGCTGCGGAGGACGTAAAGAAGCAGGAGACTGCGGCACGATTGAAGCGTATGGAGGTTACAGACACGGTGCGCACGTCGGTAACGTCTGAAGATGACCCCGATGATTTTGACGCCGCCTTTGAAGCAGAAGCTAAAAAATTAAAGATTGCAGCATAAAATAGGGTTTAACCCCCGGTATCCTTAGGAGCCGAAACTTTGCCGGATAACTACCGGCCAGGAGGTACACCATGAACGTGTACGGAGACATCACCCCGCGTACAGCGGGAAAGGCAATGCCGGGATTTTTGATGCGAGCACTACCGTATCTTGTCCTGGAGAAGTATCTGGACCTGAAGCCCCTTCCCACCAACAGCACTAAAGTCGCCATCTTCCGGCGCTATGAGGCTCTGGAGAAGGCACTTACCCCGCTCGTCGAGGGCGTAACCCCTGTTGGCAAGAACATGAGGTACACCGACGTTCCCTGTACGCTCCAGCAGTTTGGTGATTTCGTACAGCTTAGCGACCAGATCACCGACTTCCACGAAGATCCTGTGCTCCAGGAGTACATCGGCATCACCGCCGAGCAGGCCGCTCAGACCCTCGAAACCCTGCGCTACAACATCCTCAAGGCTGGAACCAACGTGTTCTACGCTAACGGCGTTGCCGGGCGTACCGATGTCGTTGCCGCCATCTCACTCAACGATCAGCGCAAGGTGACTCGTGCCTTCAAACGGCAGAACGTAGGTTACATCACCCAGCAGACCGCCTCCACACCCAACTACGGCACAGTTAGTGTCCGGGCCGGATACATTGGCCTGATTCATCCTGACTGCGAGAATGCCGTCCGCGCTCTGGCAGGCTTCAAGGACG